GGAGGTTGACCGTTGCCGCCGTTCCCGTTGTTCCCGGCGCGGGTGATGGCGGGAACAACGGGAACGGCGGCAACGGTCAACCTCCCATTGTTACGCAATCAGGTGATTGGTACTACGATAACAATCTAAAAGGCGATGGCGCTAAACCTGATTGGTTCAAAGGCGACAAATACAAAACCGTGACCGATCAAGCCAAGGCTTATGCAGAAGTCGAAAAGAAGCTGGGAGCATTCAAGGGCGCGCCTGAGAAATACGATCTCGCAATTGCGGATTATCCTGATCTGAAATTCAGTGAAGAAGATCCGTTACTCAAAGACTTCTTAGAGGGCGCTAAGAATAACGGCGTATCTCAAGAGTATGTCACTGAGTTATTAGGCGTATATGCGCAAGCACTTACGCAGGGATTGCCTGACCCTGACGCAGAAATGCAAAAGATCGGCGTTAATGCAGTGCAGGATTTACAAATACTTGGGCAATGGGCTGGCAACATCTTATCGCCGGAAGAGTTTGGCATATTCAGAAACATGGTGACGACTGCCGATGGCTTTAAAGTATTTGACAAATTACGCAATTCTGGTGTCGCACCTGAGATCGCAGAAAACAAAGGTGGCACGCCATTTGAGAGCAAAGAGCAAGTGCTTGCGATGATCAATGACCCACGTTATGACACTGATGAATCTTTCCGCGCTGAAATGCGGGCGAAGCTTTCTCGGGCTATGGCGCGTGAGGGTGGAAAAAAGTAAGTATTTACGCAGTTGACGCTCAATAAGTAAACAGAGTATGATTCTCCCTAGTGGATACCGCTAAGTTTCAAGCGAGATGCCCCGCTAGGGATACCATCTTGTGACATGCGCCCATAAGGATATTGTGCGTTATGTTGTCAGCCCCGAATAGGGACACCTGATAAACAATAACAGAAAGAATTGTTTAGAATTTGTCTAATAACTATTAGGAGATGGCAATATGTCATTATCTTTAAGTAATGTCGAACAGACTATTTTTGACGCCGAAGTCAAAAAGGCTTATCAATCTCAAGGTTTTATGCTGCGCGACTACGTGCGACGCAGGGAAAATGTTGAAGGCAATATTGTATCATTCCGTAAGGTTGGTTATGTAACTGCCGAACAATATGCATTCCAATCTCAAGTCGTGTACCAAGATCCAAACTTCAACAAGGTCAATGTCACACTTAATCCATACCGCGCGCCAACTTTAATTGATGACGTCGAAAGGTTCTTATACAACTTTGATGAACGTCAAGAAGATGCAATGTTGATCGCAATGGCTTTAGGTCGTCGATCAGATCAGTTGATCATAGACGCATTGGACGCTTCAGGTACATCTAACACCATCGCTGCAGGCGGTACTGGGTTGACATTCGATAAGATTCGTCAAGTCGTAACCTACTTTGATAGCTTGGCTGTTCCTCCCTCCATGCGCTGTATTGCAATCTCTGCTGAAGGTCAAGAAGATCTGATGGCTGAAGATCAATTTACCAATTCCCTCTACTTAAATCTTGATGTCATCAAGAATGGTGGTTTGAATGGTAACTTTGCAATGGGCATGATGTGGAAAGTAATACCAAACATGGTTGAAGGTGGTTTGCCACTTGCTGCTACCACACGTACCGCGTTTGCTTGGCATAAGTTATCAATGGGTATGGGTATCGGTCGCAATTTCTCAACACAAATTGAACGCGTACCTCAATACGATTCATGGCAAGTACTTGGCAAGATGTTTGCTAATGCTGTCGCCGTGGATAATGTGGGTATCGTTGCTATTGATTACGTTGAGTAATAATTATATATAGGGGATTGCTACTATGGCTTTTAATTTTGCAAATTTTGACAAGTTAAGTTCTGCCGCAAACACAGTCGTTCGCAAACTGTGGGCGTACACTAACTTGAGTGATACGTTAGCAACTATCATTGCTGCCGATTATTTCTTAGATGTTTATTATTACTTAAGTGTAGGTGATGAAATCTTTGTATATGGCTCTGATGGTTATGGAACCTATGTGGTTACCGCAGTAAGCTCAACAACTGTAACAGTTGCAGCTTTAACTTCGGTTCCAGGCGGTTCTATCACCAACAATGAAATTGATGCGGCTGCAGGGATTGAGTTTAGCAAGCTTGAAACATTAGCCTCTACTCAAATTATTGTGGGTAGTGCTGGTGGTGTCCCAACTGCACGCGCCGTAACTGGTGATGTCACTATCGGTAATACGGGTGTGACTGCAATTGGCGCAAACAAAGTATTGAGCTCAATGGTTTCTCCATTGTTACTCAAGTACACAACCGTTGCGATTTCTGCTGCTGAGTTTAATGGTATGTATGCTGCACCTAAACTCCTTTTAGCTGCTGGTGGCGCAAATACATTGCAAGTGCTCAAGCAGTGTCAGCTAGTCATGACCTATGTATCTGCTAACTATGCCGCCGGTGGTGTGGCTGCGATTCAATATGACAGCACCATTAACGGCGCTGGCGTGATCGCATCAACTACTATTGCTGCTGCATCGTTCCAAGCTGCGGCAACTACAACCTTCACCTTTAATCCTGGCGTTGTTCTGTTAACAGGGTCAACCACGATTAATAAAGGCTTGTATTTGTCTAATATCACAGGCGCGTTTACCACAGGTGATAGTACCTTTGTGGCGCATCTCTGGTATGCGACCATTCCAACAGTGTAATGAGTAGCAAAAGAGAAAAGCAGGGGCGAACCTCCATCCGTTCCTGCTTTCTTCACATAAGGAGCGTGCATGGTAGCCGTCACATCATGGGATAAGTTAGCCATCATCAATTTAGCTTTTAATAAGCTAAACAAATCGTCTGTGAATGATCTTACTAATTCAGGTGTGTTCGCTGACTCGGCAAGCAATGGATTTGATTTGCTCTATCCATCTTGTATCTCAAGTAAATCATGGCGTTTTGCTTCTAAGATACAGTTACTTAATGTGTTGCCGGATCCGCCACCGATTTCATGGTGGAAGTATCAATTGCAATTACCCTCTGATTATCTCGCAGCAATCAGGACGTACCCCGTGATTAATTTTCAGCTTTATCAAAATAATATCATGTACACCAATTGCCAAGAGGTAAATTTAGAATATCGTTTTTTGCCTGACCCTACGCGTTTACCTGCCTATTTCGTGCATTATTTTGCAATTGTTATTGCCGCTTGGTATGCCGATACGGTGGCAGAAGATGAAAAACTTTCGGCGAAATTATTAGCCGAAGCGCAAGATCAATTAGGTGAGGCGCTCTTTACAGATAGTCAATCACATCCTATTCATGCAATGGGTCTTAACCCATTGGTACAAGCACGTTACGGCGGTTGGTATAACGATGATTTGCCAGGCAGCCCTAATACAACACCTAATCCATAGGAGCTTGCATGCCAGTTTCAATGATTCAAGCAAGTTTCCAGTTTGGTGAAGTCACGCGACTTATGCACGCGCGCGTTGATTCACCTATTTATTATCGAGCAGTAAAGCGCTTAAGGAATATGGTTGTTATCCCACAAGGCGGTTCTAAGCGTCGATTTGGACAGAATTTCATTGATCAAATAAATGATCATGCTGGATCACCGGTTTATATCACTGATTATACGCATGTAAAACCTTTCATATTTGACTACGAAAATGGTGATAGATATCTAATTATCTTTAGACCGTTAGCTATTGATGTGTATTTTAATAGTGTTTATCAGTCATCTATTATTACAACTTATAGTTCAAGTGATATTTCATTACTATCTGTTACGCAGTCAGCAAATATAATATTTATAGCTTGTGTTGGTCATGCGCCAGCTACCATAACAAGAGTAAGCACAGGACCTATAGTATTGACGTTAAATGCTCCCACTTTTGTTGAATATCCAACATTTGATTTCAAGCAGACCTATGATTCATTCACTTTTAAAGTGCAGGTGGGTGGCGTAGATATTACAACAGCCCAAAATCTATTGGGACAGGTAGTGACTGTCGTTTCATCAAGTGCGTTATTTGATGCTAATTATGCGGGTGGTTTATTTATCGCAGAAGGAGGAGTGATAAGGTTTACTGCATTTAATAGTAGTGTAAATATGACGGGTCGTATTGTGAATGTTTTTGATAATGAGTCATCACTTTTTCATGCAGGCTCAGGTAAAGCTATAGCAGGCTCTGATTGCGTTGTCACAGAAATAGCATTTAGTGCAACACGCGGATTTCCTGAAAAGGTATCATTTTTTCAAAATAGATTATTTTTTGGTAAAACAGCATCGTTGCCCGGGGGGATATGGGGATCTAATTATAATGGTTACAATGCGAATTTTCTGCATTTTGATGATTCTGATATTTTAGATACCAATGCTATATCAACGGTATTGCAAGGCATAAAAGCTACCCTTATACAAAGTATTGTGGCATTCAAGACACTTTTAGTTTTTACAACAAGTGGTTTATATTCATCTCCATTATTAATTGATTTGCCACTCAC